TCAGACAGTAATCTATCGACAGGAGCGGATCCAATGGAGCAGGTTAAAGAAATATTAGATCTTTCCGCCGCCTACAAGAACGCAGACCTGCTAAAGTTCGACAAGAAGACATACGACACGGCGCGTTCGGCTCTCGCTCAACTTATTGCTATCGAAGCAGAAGAAATGGGCGCTGGATCGAACGAAGAAATGTCGTTACAACATTTACTATCCGCAGTACATCACCTTTTTGCTTGGTACGAAGGTGAAGAAGCAGAAGGAGAGATCATGCAGGAGACAGAAATCGAAATGGCTGCTGGAGCCGATAAGAAAGATATGAAGCCAAAAAAGGGCGAATCACTTAAAGAGTTTAAAGCCCGTTGCAAAGAAGTCGGCATGAACGATAAAGAAGCAATCGAATGCTTCGACAAATACATGGCGGCAGAGAAAATGGAAGACGAAGAAAAACCGGCTAAGAAAAAAACCGACAAAGAAGATGACGAAAAGAAAACCGGTCATAAGTCGGTAGAGTCCGAAGACGCAGCTCCGGAAGCAGTAGAACCGGATGTCGTAGAAGAAGAAAAAGATAATTCTGATGATGATAAGTCAGCAGATGTAGAAGCCATAATCGAGCAAGTGGTAAAGAGTGCAACCGAGTCTCTACGCAAAGAGATTGCTGACCTAGTGACCGCAACAAAGGCGGCACAAGAGAAAGCATCTACGCTGGAATCCGAGTTGGCTATTGCCAAATCTCTCGCGGTGGCTGGTGGTCCAAAACGAACAGGACACTCAGTTGAGCAATCAACAGATTTACTGGTTAAGGCTGCCAATTACAAAGCGAAAGCAAACGCAACAACCGACCCAACACTAGCCCAAGGCTACAAGCAGCTCGCGCAAGAATTCTTCGCAAAAGCAGCCGAAGCCAACAAGCAGTAAAGACGAAAGGAAACACAAACATGGCGGAAATGCCACGCGCAACCGATCTGTTTGGTGACGCTTCTCCAAGAGAAGCCGCAGAGCGCCACGAAGAATACTTAGGAGAACTTAATAAGTCTCTTGCTAATTCTTCAAGCGTTCCCGGACAAACACCAACACAAGATCCGCTTGCTGCTATGGAAGCACTAGCTGCTACCAAATCACTTACCCCTGACGCGCTCGCTGGACTACAGAACGCGCTATCAGCACAAAGAGTTGCTATGCAAGAGATCCAAAAGGATATTACTCTTACTAGCCCACTCTCAACATCCTTCGCAGCCTTCGATCTCGAAGCACCTGCTAAGTTGCTTACTCCACGCCCAACACCACTTCGTAACCGCATTCCGCGTAAGAAGGGCGTTGGTACTTCACACCGCGTCAAGAGAATTCTTGGCTACACCGGTACTGGTACTGGCGGCGTAGGAAATACTTGGCCGGGAATTACTGAGTCAAGCACCGCAACATTCGGATCTATCAACTATGAGCGCGGTCCAAAGATCAGCTACTCAGCAGATGATCTAGTATTGCCATACAACTCATACTCTCTATCAGATAGCGTGTCATTTGACGCTAACTTCTCAGGTTTGGGTTATCAGGATCTCCGTCAGCTATCAAGCACATCTACTCTATACGCAACAATGCTTATGGAAGAAAGAATGATGCTTATGGCACGCGGAACCGCAAGCGGTTACTCAGGCGCTCTCTCAGCTCCTACCTTTACCCTTGCGTCTCCTGTCGCTTCCGGATCTCAGACTGCTCTCGCAGCTACTACTTACTATGTAAATGTCACCGCTGACGCTGGTATTTCCGGCAACGGCTTTGGTGAGTCAATCGTAGGAACAGAAGCAAGCACCGCAGTAGCATCCGGCGATGTTCTTACTATTACAGTAAGCACCGCAGTTGCTGGAGCGCTTGGCTATAACATTTATGTCGGTACCGCAACAGGTAACGCGAATGTGAAGTATCAGGGAACCCTAAAGGGAACTGGAACTTTCACAATTCAAGGTGCTGGTGCTACCGGTCTAACTGGAAATAACGCAGCTTTCACTACCACAGGAGCAGCCGCAACCCGCGCAGCAGCAGATACTTCTGCTTACTCAACCGGTTATGACGGAATTCTTCCAACAGTATTGGGCGCTAACTCCGGTTACAACAACTCAATCAACTCTACTTTCAGCACCGCTAATCCGGGCAGCGAGTTTCAAACAGTATTCGCTTCGCTCTATCAGTCAGTTAAGGCTGATCCGGATCTAGTATTGCTAAACGGAAATGATCGTAAGCAGCTCTCTGACGCAATCAAGAGTGGATCTACCGCTAACTATCGCTTGGTGATTAATGATCCGGGCGAAGGCGGAACAACATACGGATCTATTGTTACTGGACTTCAGAACGAAGTTACCGGTAAGGCAGTAGATCTCATGGTTCATCCTTGGCTAAATCAGGGTGTGGCTCCGGTCCTATCCTTTACTCTGCCAATCCCTGATACCGAAGTGTCTGATGTTTGGGCTAACTTCTTAGTTCAGGATTACATGGGTATTCAATGGCCTGTAACTCAGTTCAGTTACGACTTCTCAACTTACTTCCGTGGCACTTTCTTCTGCACCGCTCCTGCTTGGAACGGCGCAGTATCAGGAATTATCAACGCATAAGTAAGGCAATAGGGGGCGCGACACATTTGAACAGTCGCGCCCCTTATTTCAGTTATCGGGGGCATATATGGCACGCATGGTAGCGCCGGATCGCGGCGTTAAAGAAACAGTAATTGGCGGATCGAAATATAATCCGGACAAAGGCGGGATCTACAATGTAGATAACTCGCGGCATGTAAATGCAATGAAAGCAGAAGGCTATTTTGAAGCAGCTCTTAATCCGCACGCTGCTGGAGACGGCACACGCGGCTTTTGTTGCGTAGAATGTGGCTTTAATGGTTGGTTCCGCAAATGCGGGCGATGCGGCGTAGAAGCAGTAAGTCCGCCACCAAGAGACGGAGAGTAAATGGCTACCGGAGTAACAACAAATACTTTCTCGGAGAACCCTTACTTAACTATTGCCGAATACAAGAACGCTCCGACTAGCATTGATTACGACAATCTTGTAGTAGGCGGCAACGCTAACGCCCAAGACGGAGAGCTGAGCCGCGTTATTCTTCGCGCTTCTTCGTATCTTGATGAATACCTTAATCAAAATCTAATAGCCGATACTCAGACCGAGACCCAACGCACCCGTATTACTCCGCAGGGATATGTCTCGCTCCACCCAAACCGCAACCCTATTATTTCTTTAAGTTCTTTCGAGTATGGATCCGATCCTAACAATCTACAAACAATGACGGATCCGAGCCAATCTTGGTTCGAAAATCAACAAATCATTATTCCGCTTTCGCAGCTCTCTACGACTTATTCGAGCGCTGGACCGCTTGCCTTCGGTGGAAATCTAGGATCTCGAACACAAATCTTTTGTAAATATACCTATGTCGCGGGCTTCGTCAATACTACGCTGGCTTCTGCCGCGAGCGCAGCCGCAACTTCTCTTACAGTCAATTCCGGAGCAGGAATAATTGCCGGCGCGCAGCTCCGGATCTATGACGGGGCAAATCAAGAGACAGTAACAGTAGCAAGCACCTACACCTACGGATCTACGACAGTTCCGCTAACTGCTGGACTTACTTACGCTCACGCAGCTGGAGTCGCAATAGGCAATATGCCCAACGCAATCAAAGAAGCAGCAATCCTTATCACTACGGCATTGATTAAAGTGCGTGGCGATAACTCGATGACTATGAATATCACTACTCAACCGAGCGCTAATCTATCTACCGGAACAAGCCGCTACGGATCCGAAATACAATTAGCGCTAGATATGGTAGATAAATACCGCAGGGTCCGATAATGGCAGGGCGCACCGGAGTTCGGCAGCAGCTCTCGGAGTTTATTTCGAACCCGCCGATAGCCACGCTTAATCAAGTATTCACTTCTTTCCCAAAGCGCATTAACTATCAAGTCAATTCTCAGCCCGGTCAGTTATCGCGAGCTGCCGCAGTAGTTTTTATTCAAGCCGAAGATGAGTCACGCATAGCGGTAGGCGGTGCTACTAACGGCTGGAAGCGCGTTGATTACACAGTAATTATTCAGATCTATCAGCACTCGCTGGAGCGCAATAGCGAAAACGCGATGACGGCATTTGATACCCTTGTCGATAACATCAAGGATAGACTACGCAGCGATCACAACTTTGGGGATACTACGGGAACGCTAGTATGGCAGGGAGCCGAACCCCGTATCTCAGCTCGATACGGCGAGCCGGCAACTTCGCAAGAAGGCGCTACGGAAACCTACGCTGAGATAGAATTCGTTGTTACCGAGATGATCCAAGCATAAGGAGCATGATGAAATATACATATAACGGAACAGAAGAACGCGTGTTCCCAACGCTAGGGATCACAGTTAAGCCCGGACAAGAGTTTGACGCGCCTGAGAATTTCAGCGCGGCAGATGTAACTCCTGCTGGCGCGAAAGTAGCACCAAAAGCACCAACAACCCCGTCTGCCGCGTCAGACATGAAAGCAGGAGAGTGATTAAATGACAGTACAGAATTCCGTACGCAGTTATTTAGGTATTGCTAAAGAAGCAACTAAAGGAACTGCCGTAGCACCAACAGACTTTATCCCGGTAATGGTTGATAGCCTAAAGCCGGTTGATCTAATTGATCCACTTTACGATACTGGACTACGCGGATCTATGGTTACTAACTATAACTATATTCCGGGTCGCACAAGATCTACTTTTGATTTTGGCGGTCATGTGTTTGCCGATACTATCGGTTATTCGATTGCTGGAATTATGGGATCCGTAGCAACAACCGGAGCGAGCGCACCTTACACTCACACAGTATCCTTGCTTAACGCAAGCGCTACCGGAGCTGACTCACAACCGATCTCTTACACTCTCACCGACTTCTATGCTGCGCAAGTTCGCGCATACGCCGGTATTCAATTCCATGACTTCTCTTTGAAGTTTAACGCTGACGGAATGCTTGAATATGACGCGAAGGGAACAGGTTGGGCTTCTGCTTCGGCTTCTACCCCTACTCCTTCGTTCTCAACTGTTCTTCCTACTCCGGTATGGCGTGGAGCGGTCACTATTGGCGGAACTACAATCACCAACTCTATCTCCGGCTCATTAGATCTAAAGCGTTCAGTAACTCCGATCTACGGCATTTCTACTACGCAAAATCCTTATCAGATCTTTACCGGACCGCTAGAAGTTACCGGCAAGTTTGAGTTTGTTATGGAAGATAACACCGAATTGACCCGTTATCTCACAAACACTCAACCTGCTATTGTTCTAAATTGGAACTACGGATCAGGTGCAAGCGAACTACAACTACAAGCAACCTTATCTAAGGGTGCTTATGTAGCAGCTGTAATTGATCGTGGCGAAGACTTCGTCAAGATTGCGGTAGATGTAAATGCGCAAGCACAAACTACTGACGCTGGATCTTCCGGCGGATTTGCTCCGATTAAGTGGATTCTAAAGAACGCTAAAGCAAGCGGTACTTACGCGTAACAAATAGATCCGAACAGGCGGGGTAGGTTGATAACGATAGCCTTCCCGTTATCCCACCCGCCTGTTCCTTACGCTACGATAGGCGGAAGGCAACTACTAGGAAAGGCTAATCATGTCTAAGCAAATCAAACTTCCTTCGGGAAACACAGTTAAACTCAAAGACCCTAAAGATCTACGCGTAAAAGATCGTAAGCGCGTAATTAAAACTACCGACTCGCAAGAAGGCGATCTATCTAAGGCTATGGCGCTGGGAGAAGCAATTATCGCTATGCTCGTAGAAGAATGGTCCTTTGATCTAATCATTCCTTCCGTCAAAATCGAGTCTATCGAAGAACTAGAAATGGCAGATTACGATTATCTAATTGAACAGACCAAAGACGCACAGAAAGCGTTGTTCCCTAGCCTAACGGAAAGTGACGATAACACCGCAGACCCAAAAGCGATTACCGCCGACTCCAAAGATTAAAGTGGTTGCTCAAAGGCGGTCATAGGATCGCTGAGTTCGATTATCCTGATGAGCAGTGGTTTTATTATCAAATGGCGGAACGCTTCGGCTGGACTCCGGATCAAGTAGATAATTTACCCGCTAATACGGCGGATTGGTTAATGGCGATTGCGGTGACAGTAGAAGAAGTCAAAGCAGAAAGGATAGATCCGTGAGCGGTGCAATAATAGTCAAGAACCTGAAAGAAGTTCTAGCTGCTATTGACGGCGCTGGAGATCGCATAGAGCAAGGCGCACAGATAGGCATAGCCCAAGCCGGCTTAGCAATTCAACGCCAAGCGCAAATCAATGCTAACACCGGCACACGCCGCCGCGAAGGTAGCCGGATTATTCCGCCTAAGCACATTGGCCCTAGCGGATCCGGACCGAATGTAATTACTGGAACGCTCCGGAGATCTATCCGCACATCAGTATCTTTTGGATTTGACTCGTATATTGCGGTAATTGGTCCGACAGTTGAGTATGCGCGAGCAGTCGAATTAGGCTCACCGCGCTGGAAATCCGGCGTAAAATATCCTTACTTAGAACCGGCGGCTATCGCTCTAATCAAGAGCGGTAAGATTAACCGGATCTTTGTTGGTGCGATTAAGTCTAAGTTAGGTAGGGGATAATGGCTACTACGCTGGAAACCCTAGTTGTTAAATTACAGGCTGATGTTGCGGATCTCAAAGGCGGATTAGCGCAAGCGCAGACTTCTCTTAAAGGCTTAGACTCATCAGTATCTACTGCTAACGCGGGTATGGGTAAGTTTGGTGCTTCGCTTAAAAAACTAGCAGGAGCAATGGCTGTTACCTTCGGAGCGCAACAACTTATTCAGTTCGGTAAAGATACGGTAATGGCTGCTTCTAATATGGCAGAGTCTCTATCTAAGGTTCAAGTAGTTTTTGGAGACGGAGCTGCGGCAGTAGAAAAATGGGGGCAGAGCGCTGCCGCGAACATGGGTATTTCTAATCAAGCTGCCTTAGAAGCAGCAGGAACCTACGGCAATTTATTTCAGGCGTTCGGACTCGGACAAGGTGAGTCACAGAAAATGTCTATGACGCTGGTTCAACTAGCCGGAGATATGGCTTCGTTCAACAACACAAGCATTGATGACGCGATACTTGCGTTGCGATCCGGTCTATCGGGAGAAACCGAGCCGCTAAAGAAGTTTGGCGTTGCGTTATCCGATGTTAGATTAAAGGCAGAAGCCGCCGCTATGGGCTTAGGAACTTACTCCGGCACACTTCCACCGGCGATTAAGTCGCAAGCTGCCTATTCGTTGATTATGAAAGATACCGCGTTAGCACAAGGCGATTATGCCCGAACCGCAGACGGAACCGCCAACACGATGAAGACTCTGCAAGCGAAGTTCGAAGACGCAAAAGTAGCGCTTGGAGACGCGCTTATGCCGGCATTTCGGGGATTGTTAGAAGTATTGAAGTTAATTATTCCTATGCTAAGGGCTCTTGGCAACTTCTTCAAGAATAATCAAGATGAAATTAAAGCCTTCGCAATAGCAGTCGGAATTGGATCCGTAGC